AGCGGTTTTGTCTCTTTCATTAATCTCATTTATATAGCGCGGATTTAGCGCTACGTGGTCACGATAAGCATTCGCTTGATCCCATGTTGTTTGGGTGATCAATGGAATTCCGTATGATAGTTGTAGTTCTTCGAAGGAATAAATCCTCGGTACATACTGCCCATCTTCGAAATTTTGCCAGAACGCAATTACATCTTTTTGGAATTTATCGAACTTCTCTCGACCATGGAACCACATCTTTCTAACCGCATCATCGCAGTTATCCAGAGCTCCTAGGCACAAGATCTTTTCGACATATTGTCCTCCACGTTGTCCTTTTGGTTTCCGAACCCAATTGCATGTGTCATATAAGTCTCCTTCATTTGGAACACAGACCCAGACTCCTCCAGGGATTGCAGTTTCAGTGAATTTCTTGAAACCAAACTTTAAGAAAGTAGCCTCTTCAATAGAACACCACTTTCTCATGGTACCATCCTTCATGACGTCAGTATATTTGACATCAAACTTCGCAAAGTACTCATGTATCGTTTGGTTGTTAAAAACTTCACAAATGCTATCCGCAACGGAAAAGATAACGTCATCTCCATAATCATAGAAAACCACATAATCATCAAAATTATTCAATCCAGATATTTCAGGTCGATGTTCTTCCATTATCCCCAACCAAGCACAGGCTATATAAAACAGCCCACACATAGAGTTAACGATAACAGTATTCATGGCGCCACTAGGGCTACCACACTTCAACTGAATTACCTGATCATAGCAAATGTTGTAACTATTGATGACTCGTTGCCCAAGAATTTCTCGAGCCAAGCGATGTTTTGGGTTCTTTTCACACCATCTGTCATACCAATTAGCCATGATAGCATATGATTTCTCAATGAAGTCATTATCAAGCCTTGGTCCAAACTTGCTGTAGTCACCGACGCAAATCTTATTAGAATTACGCAAAAGTTCTCTGGTCATTGAATCCCATTCAAGACTCATCGGATTTATTCCAACCCTATGTTTCAATAGAGATCTACTCTCTTGAAACGCGAGGTTAAAATCCATCAGATATTTTCTTGCTGAGAGTGTCAAACTCAGAGGCGAGCCTTGAATTAGTCGCACATTGTCCAACTTATCCAGTTTAAGGCGCTCATCTTTTGCTGCAATCTGGAAGATTGTTACCGGTACCCTACCTCTTTCCATGTCTCTTTCTTCAGATGTTATGGTGTTCAAAAGGTCCTCGTGGATTGATGTTAATTGATGGTTTTGATCAAACCCAAGCAACTGTGATTTCCTGCTAGTTCTCGGATTCGTAGACCACGGAAAACCAACTCCGGTACTCATCGTTATTCTCGGAATCTTCCCCTCAACTCCACACACAGCTTCATTAAGCGTCCTCTTACTTGTTGGCTTGTCAGCAGGCAATGCATATGAAACGAACATATGATTCAAATGTTCGTATGCTACCTCAACATGCCTCTTTGGGAATGGCTTATGTGGTGCGTAGTGTTTCAGTCCGTTTACTATGGCTGTCTGACCCTTATCTCCTCCTTGCGATAAATTGCAAGGTGCTCGGAGTACTGGTCCAAATACCTCATGGCAAACAGACTTGCGGAGTGTCGACTTCGTCGAATGATGAACTTTCATGCGTGGGATACTGTTGAGATCACCCACCTGTTCTTCGATGGATTCGAGATTGATTTTCTTTGACTTTTCACGTATTAACACAGCGGTTTGCGAATTGAACGATAGGTTGTGGGCGATAACTGCATCTTTAAACACATTTTTATAAAATGCATTGAAGTGCAGATACTTCCCCAAACCAGCCGACATAATGCCGACTGCTTTCCCAATTGTAGCATCAAAAAGTATTGAACCACACATTCCAGCTTCTTTCCCATTTAAGGGATTATCAGTTCTAAAACCAATTAGGTTAACACGGACTGCCTTTTCTTCTCCACACCAAGTCTTAGATGAAGATGCCTCATATTGCAAGACTTCCTCGACTTCAGTGACAGTTTTGAGTTCTTTAATTCCGTTTCGATCAGCTTTCCAATCGATGACGTGCATGTCCTCAAGGCTGAGATCGTCATGTTCACTATCAAACATCCAGTTATTGATGTTCTTTGTTTGTAAATCTTGACAGTGCCAGCTGAACAACGCCATATCGGAACCAGATTCATCTGTTCCAAGAACTCCTTTGATACTGTCCATGAATTCGGGCAAGTCCAAATCTCTAGAGCAAGCTCCAGTTGACACCTTGATCTTAAACATGGCATGGATCCTTTTGTTGTCGTTTTCGAGTAGGGGCAGACCAAGCCCCTCTTCTCTCACTTGTTGTTCCCAAGCTTGGGACGCTTTCAGAATGATTGAACATATTGAATGTAACTGAGTCACATATAGTCCTGGGGCGATGCAAACAGACACCACTTTGTAAGCCTCATCATGTGAGGTGAACATAAGTAGCGATTGTCTGTACCGCTCCACGAACTCATCAATGTTTGTTCCCATTCTAGCCTTAGTTTTCGTTATAGGCTTACGCGTTCGCATTTGGGTTTTAAACCTGTGTAAGAAGTTTGTTTTCACGTCAGCACTCGCCATGAGGCAAGGGTGAGTAAAAGAAGATTTAACCGTATTTACAACGGCCCTGGTTGCCATCTTGGCTATTTCGTAGAAACCAATACACGTAGTTGCTATTGCTAGCAGCTTCACGAGTGTTTTTGTTTTCTCCCAAGTAGTCAAGGGGCAGGTTTGATAGTATCGACTAAGCGAATCTGCATATTCTTGTTGTCGCCACTCATATGTCAAATCATATTGTGGCGGAAACCATGGCGGTGGTACTTGTTTCTGATCGCGGTATTGTTTACCAATAGCGCGCAGTATACTCTTTTCCGCATATGGCCAAGAACATTGAGGGCAGCACTGCTCATTCGTTACTCCAAGATCAGGGAAGGTGTAATAACCGTCGTAAAATTCGATCTTTGTGTCGAGACCAACCTCTGCGTGACCACACGATGTTCTAGTGTGATAGCCTTTTGGTCGGTTCTTAGGGTCAATTGGACTCCTTTCCCACACATCAATTTCTTCTTCATACTCATCTTCTCGTGGGGTCAAGCGCAAAAAGGATCTAAAAGTTCGCATCATTTGTGGTCGCTGTGGCATAACATTCCTCAATCCACCAAGATTTGCTACTATGTCGTCGTATTCATTACGAGTTAACCGTTGGGCTAATTCGATATATGGGGCTACGGGGCTCAAAGTATCAGTTCTCGGTCGATTGAATGTGCTATTGCGTTCTCGTTGACTTTCAATGTCATTCATCTGCATTTCGTGGTACGTCCTAAAATCATTTAGGATTTCCACTTTGAATTCATCAAAAGAGAGACCAGGTTGTGGTGCGAGCTCTACTTCCTTCGTTGTTGATTTGCGCGTGAAGGTGAGGTGTTGGAATCGCTGGAGGCGTGCCAAATTTGGTACACCATCGTCGTCTACTGCAGCCTTACAAGCCGTACAATGTAATTGTATGGTCGCATGTGCAGCACACGTCTTGAAATGTCTGAAGTCAGCCGTAACTTCATACAAAATGTTTCTGCGATTATTAACTACCTCAGCTTTAATTCCATTGGGTTCGAGATGACAATGATTCGATGCGCACCCAATGAGAATTGTTCGTGACACACGGCCTTTCTTTCCAAACGCGAAGGGGATCTCATAATTTGTGCCACTTTTGAGATCACACAATCTGGCTTCATTCGATTCAATAACGTCTTTGGGAGTAACTCTACCAAAGTCATCGAAGTGTATAATGGGCTGATATTCATAAGCTTCCCAATATTCTGATGTTGGTACAACATAAATTGGGTCTCCATTACATGGTCCAATGACTTGGTTGTAAAGGAAAATTGACACCTGTTCTAAGATGTATGATTTTCCAATAGAGCTACTACCAGATAGCCAATAACAATATGGATTGTAATTGACGATTGGTCTACTGACTTGAATGGCCATTTTGTCGCGTAATTTTCTTATTCTATCAACAGCAGTTCGAACGTTTGCTATGAGTGCCATTGGCGGACGAGATGCATTTCCAAGATCAATTAAGATCTGCTCACCATCACTGCACGTTTTATAAACAACAGCAATGGCTTTCTCATTTCCATTGATTTCAGAATCAATAGTATCGTCGCACAATACATTCACAGCATTCATCCAATCTGAGATAGAATCTTCGGTTAATAACCGGTATAGCCGAGAATCTGGGCATGCTTTTTCGCAAATAGCTATAGCACACCTCTTAACGTAGCCCAACAAGGTTTTAACGAACTCGGCGATTCGTTGTTGGACTGGGCCTGCTGAAAAGGCAAAGCTGATGCTTTCGATTGTTCCGAGATTCTTTTTCTTAGCTCCCAATAAACCGGCAACGCCGGCAAATAGGAAACCTGAAAAATTTGAGATTTCATCGATCACACCACCTTGCATACAGGGGATTTGTGGGATAACATTATCACTAATCCAGTCCCACATAGTTCCAAAGAACCCCTGTATCTTTTCAAGAACAGAAAATTTGAGAACTCGCATTGACACTAAAATTTGGCCCATGGACAATGCGAATGTTGGGAGATTGGGGTTTTTGATAACGTGAGCAACTTGGAGGACTAAGGTCGATATTATCTCGCTTGGTCGATCAAAATCACCCACGCTACTGAGAAAATTTTCAATCATTTTTGTTATGGCATCTAAGGATGCAGCCGTTGATTTGAGATTAGTGGCTGCTTCTTCAACACCATTGAACATTTGTGGTTTAGTTTCAATGATTTTAGGGTGGACCGCAAGAGCGGGAGGTTCATAGAAAGGACTAGTCTCTGGAGGCACTGTGCGTGACCTGATAGGGAAGCCTGTGAAACAATACATTTGTGTATCGTCTCCAAAAGCTCTGAGAATATCAAGTCGCAAGTGTGAGGCTGGTCCAGTCCAATAGAACTTGAGAACACCCAAACCCTGAGCGTATTGAACTGCTTGTTCCGTTGAAAGGAAAGAAGCATTGAGAATTGCGCTATTAGGGTTGTACATTGGAATTTCAACCGTTGAGATGTTGTTTTGCTG